GCACTGCCCTAAAATCCAGGGAATAAACTCGAATGGGGTTACATTATCTTTTCCCTCTGCTTCTTGTTTATAGTCCGCATTTTCTGGAAAATTCAATCCTGCCATGCTTAGTCCCTTTTCGTTGGTGGCATCATAATACAGCGGATAATTATCCACAACGAAGGCCATACCAATCATAGCATAATGAGATTCCAGTGCTTTTACCTTTCTGAACTGAAACGGATAATTTCGTGGTGTTACTGTTACCGTTTCATTATAGGAGAATTCCAAATCAAGATTACGACCAAAATAATGATCTTTTGTTGTGTATGTCGCTGCCGTACACATTTTAGCACCTCCGTTTTATATGGATTTCAATTATACAATACCCAGAATCTTACTGTCTTAACCGCACATAAATTTAAAAAAACAAAAAACTCCCGATCCAAAAGACCGGGAACTCTAAAAAAGGAAAAGTTAATGGGGAGAGTAATTTGTATTTTAAAAAGTAAGAGGTATGTGTGTTCGTGATTATTTATACCCTCGCTGAGCGGATTTTAAACCATCAAAAAAACCGCCTTAACCAATTCGTTAAAGGCGATTTTTCATCCAATAGACATTGGATATCTCCGAATTGTTTTTCAAGCCAAATTGTGCTATAATCTCACTCACAGGGGCATCCGGCCCTTGTGGCACTGGCACGGTCAAATCCAGTCCCAGAAATGGGGTGAGGCTTATGGATAGTAACCAATTGATCTTGGTTTTAATCCTGATCGGGTTCATTCTGGAGCTCATTAAAAATGGAAAAGACCGCTAGCCCTTCCACAGAATAGCGGTCTACTCTCATGTTGTATTGGGGCGGACCGTTGCCGGTGTCCCTGTTTCTTTTTCTATTATACCACATTTCCATCAAAATTCCTTAAGTTTTAAGCTTTTCACAAAAACAAAAAAGGCCGCCCTTCAAAATGGAGGACGGCCAAAACGGAATAGAAATGAAAAAAGATTCCGTTTATCTCTTTATTTATGTAAAAAATACAACACAAACCTTTAAAACAGCTTAAAAGTATAAATAAATTATCCAAATAGCAGCACAAAGATCTGTTCCCCGACAATCTCATTCACGGTTAACCCGCTACTTTTTGGAAGTCTTTGTCCGCCTGAAACCGCTCAGCTCGCCGGCTCCTCCTCCGTTCCAGCCCCGTTGAAATATTATCTTATAAAGATCATCTCTATTTGCATTATAGACCTTTTGTTTTGCAACAAAAAACTCCTGATCCAAAGACCGGGAGTTTTCAAAAAAAGGAAAAGTTGAGATGAAAATTATCCTAATAGGAGGTAGATGATCTCAGAAAATATTTTACCCATTAAGAGACGTTTTAAACCATCAAAAAACCGCCTCGACCAATTAAAAAGAAAAAGTAACCGCTGTTTACTTATCTTTAGAATCCTTTTTAGTTAAAATAGTGGGGGCCGCTCACAGAGACTGACATTATTCCGACAAAAAGCTCTGTAACGCACCCACATATTCGCCCCCACTATCCTTTTTATTATACAAAAACATGAAAAAAATCTCAAGTATGCTCGGCAACACTTATAAGAAAATTATGATCAGAATTAGCAATACCTCAACTTCCTAAAATTTACACAAAATTCTTTCGTCCAACCAAACGATATCCTTCTTAATGACCGGACATGCCTGTTCCTCATCGATGTAAAAATACCCAAATAATATTCTTTATACTCTACTTATCTTTTTCATCTTTTATCCCTTGTATTTCTTTATACAGCAAAAAGCTCGCGAACCTTGAATCGCGAGCTTTTTGTAAGGAAAGTAAATAAAATGAAACTGAAGTGGATGTTTCTGTGTTTTGATGATTGTCAACTCTCAAAATATTAAAAGGGGACTGGATCCCTCTTCCTTTTCCCCTTTAGAGAGGGACCCAATAATCTGATGCAAAGATGTGAAGGAGACATCATTTTCTGTATAATACGTGATCTCCCTTAAATCTATCTTAAATCCCTAAAAATATTTTTAGTGCCTATAAACATATACTTAGAATCTCTATAACGAATGTTTCATCTTTTCTTTTTTATTCATTTTTATCGGGCTAACTTGAGTCTTTATCTAAAATGTTACAGCGTAACTTTTACAAGAATGATAAAACGTCTTTGAACCTCCGCTTCCAGACCACGATGCCTTTATCTTATAACGCAAACGCTTTAATCCCTCAAAACAAAACCCCTGGTTAAATCAATCCCAGGGGTTTTGCCTATGAAAAGAGGATATATGCTATGGAAGCCCGAATTCTCCTTCATTCAGGCTTATTAGGAGATTTTAAAAAATAGCACTCTACAAAACAACGGTGTCTCTTTACAGGTATTATACAATCATCACAAACGAATGCTCATCCTGTTTTAAAAAGCGTTCCAAACAAAAGGTTGCGTTGTTTTTTCATTCTCCAAACAAAAGGCTGTATTTGGGCGAACCATTGCCAATATCTTTTTTATATTACTCTACATTTCCACAAAATATCCCTAAGGTATAAGGTTTTTCTAAAGAAGAACATCCGCCCCAAAACAGCCGCCCCGAAAGGCAACATGAAAGGAAAAAAATAGAAAAGATAAAGATTATGTGTATCTTTATGCAAAGAGTACAACACAAACCTTTAAAACAGCTTAAAAGTATAAATGTATCATCCAAATAGCAGTGCAAAGGTCTGTTCTCCGACAATCCCATCCACTGTTAATCCTCTACTGGCCTGGAAGTCCATGACCGCCTGGAACAACTGCGGGCCTGGGATGCTGTCGAACTCGCCATAATAGAAACCCAGCTCCGCCAGGCGTTTTTCGTAGGCCAGAATCTGGTCTTCCGCCGGAGCCTGGGTCTGATCGCCAAAAAAGCCATCTTCTGGCACACCATATGCGCGCTGTCCATTCATGACGCCGAGCTTTGTCTCTTTACCGTCCAGGTTGTCAATGGGCGCTCCGGGGTTATAGTTGCAGATATTCATCCAATACTGAATGGTATCCACGCCCCAGGGGGCGGTTCTTGGGCCGCTTGGGGTTGGCTGTGGTTGTGGCGTTACGCCCGTTCCACCGCCCGCGTAAGCATCCCAGGCGGCGTGATCGCCGTAAAAGACGTTTAAGTCCAAACGGTCACCCCAGCCCGCTAAACGTCCACCGGAAGTGTACTGGAGCATCGCCGCATCGCTCCAATAATGGATCGGATACATGGGCGCTTCCGGCCAGTAGCCATCACAGCTGTCTTTACTGTAATAAGCCACCCATAAGCCATAATCCCCGGCCACGACCGCGCTCCAATCCCATTCATTCACAACGGAGCCGCTCATATAGATCATGGGTTTAATGCCGGTGCGGGCCTGTACTCTGTCCAGAAACGCCTTGGCATAGCCGGGGCCGCAGTTGACGGCATCGGTTTCCCAGTCCAAAACCAGAATCGCCTCTCCGATGTAGCCCTGGATATTATCAATAAAGAAATCCGCTTCGGCTACCCCGGAGCTGTTCCCGTCCGCGAAGTGGTACACGCCCAGCTTCTTTCCGGCCGCTTTGGCCTGCTGGTACGCCCGGTCACAGTCATCGTTGATGTAGTCAAGCCCCTGGGTTGCCTTAACGATCACAAAATCGGATGGCACCGATGCGGCGTCAATGCCTCTTTGCCATGCACTGATATCAATACCGTTTAACATTATTCCTTACCTCCATTTTTATCTTCTGTTTCAGACTTCTTTTTTAAAATCTCAATGGCCTTTGTGATGGCTTCTGGAATCGGAACACCCATCAAGCCCATATTTTCCACAATGCTCAACATTTCATTCACGCAGTACGCGATTACCACCGCGTCCCGGACGAAGTTTGTGCCGATCATAATGTCTAACCGACACGCCACCAGGACCACTAAAAGGACCATTCCTTTTCTCAGCAGCCCCATAAAGGCCGCGTTTGATCCCAATGCGCCGCTGTCTGTTTTCGTGCTGTTCTTAAACACTCCGGCCACAATTAAGCCGGTAATGTAGTCCACACCCATAAAAATAAGCAATGTTATCAGCGCGGCGTCCCAACCACCAAAAAAGCCGGCAATGACACCGCCGACGGCTCCAATGCCCGCAATTACCGGGCCTTTTACTGTTATCATGTTTTCCATTGTTTATTCTCCTATTTTATAAATGCAATATTAACTGCTGGGATGTTGATCTGAAATTTTATTTATAATTAAATAACCGTCCTGTAGTGCAGTTCCTTTAACTCCGCTTGCTAAAAAAAATGTCACTCGAAGATACGAAGCAACAACCTGATAGCAAGTTGTTCCAGTGAAAGCATATATAAATTTGCTCGCATCCTTTGAGCCGTTCACTCTACTGCCTGGGATATCTCCAAAATCAGTATAACTTTCGTCTGTAACACTACAAACCACCTCAAGCGCGGTGTTCGGTTCTGACTCAAGCTCTAACAATGAATTAAATTCAAAAGTGTAGACTCCTGGACCTGCTAAATCAATCGACCCATCGGCAGCAAGCGTTGCGACGCTTTGATTTTGTACATAATTTACTAAAGGAAAAACCCCACCAGCGGCATCTGCAATGAAGCCTTTTTTTATTTTAAAGGCTGCACACCCGCCAGTTGCACCGCCGGAACCGGATTGTCCCTGGGGAATCCCAAAATTCAGGACAGCAGCGTTTTCGGTACCGCTGTTATTGACTGTGGCGGGCTGCCCGGGTTGAAGTGTGGTGACGGTTCCGACGCTCACCGTTGCTGCTTTTCCATCGGCGCCTTTTGCCCCGGGCGCACCGTCTTTACCATTGGTTCCCGGAACCCCCTGTGGGCCGGTCGCCCCTTTGATATTGCCTGTTTTGACCCAGGCTCCAGTAGCTTTGCTGTACACATCATAGGTTGTTGTATTAATATAAAAATCGCCGGTCTTTCCCTGGTTGGTTGGTGCCACATTTCCAAACAGCCAGGTAGCGCCGTCGGCGCCTTTGGCTCCGGGTGCTCCGTCCTTCCCATTGGTGCCATTCTCTGGGACGGCTTTTTTATCGGTCTTTGTCCCATTTATCTCCCAGTAACCATCGGCGGATATGGAAATTTCGGGTGAAACACCATCAACGCCGTTGCGTCCGTCTTTCCCGTCTGTTCCGGGCGGCCCGGTCGGTCCCTGGGCCTTTTGTCCGGTATCCTCCCCGTCGATATAGAAATTTCCGTTTACTCCGATTGTAAGAATGCTGGTGTCGCCTTTGGCTCCCCGGCTGGGCTTTCCGGTATCCACGCCATTCACAAACCAGTTTTCATTGGCACCAATGGTGATGGTTGGCGTTGGTCCTTCTGGACCGATTACGTTGTAGCCTTCCGGCGGTGTTGGGTCATTATCCACAATAAAATTCAAAATCCCATTGGTGATCACGGGTTTCCAGGTCTTAACTTTGGCCGCTTCGGTGGTGGCGGTATTTGCTGCGGTCTCGGCTCGTTCGGCGCTGGTTTCGGCGGCGGTTTTACTTTTGTCCGCTGCGGCTGCACTGGCTGCCGCGTCGCTGGCTTTTTCTTCGGCGCTTCTGGCACTGGCTTCGGCGGCATCCTGTCCCTCTTTTGCCGCTTTCGCACTGTTCGTTGCTTCGGTCGCTTTTGCGGTTGCGGTTTCGGCGCTTCTTTGGGCTGCTGCGTCGGCTGACTCAGCGGCATTTTTAAATTGCTCAACCAGTTTTTTATCGCTTTCGACTTCTTTTTTTGCCTTGACTGCCGCGTTTTCAGCAGCTTCAGCAGCCTCGCGCGCCGTTTCGGCACCCATCTCAGAAGCTTCTGCTTTTTTAGCGGCGGTTTCAGCTCCCGTTTGGGCTATTACCGCGTCATTTTTAGCTTTCGTTGCCTGCGATTCAGCGATTTCAGCCGCAGCTTGTGCGGCTTCGGCTGCTTTTTGAGCCTTTTCTGCGTCCTCCACTTCCTGCCAAATATCTTCCTTCGACGCGAGCTCTTTCACATCTCCCGCAGCGAACGCCGCATATACTTTTCTTGTACCGTCTATGGTGACCGCCAGCTCACCGGGCTTCATCTTTTCTGGCCGAAAATCCGCACCGGCGCCACGGCGCATCTGTATTGCCATTTAGCTTCCCTCCTTTGCCGGGCTTGCTTGTGTTTTGCTCTGAGCAGTTTGAGCGGATTGTGCTTTGAACGCTTCCAGCAACTCTTCTTTTGTCCCGGTTTTTGTTTCGGTTAACGGTTTAGCCAATTCAAGCACGGCACTAGCGTAAAGCCTGTTTTTGGCGTCTTTGATATTTTGAGACAGTCGAGCCACAACCCCCTCAATGTCCGTGATATCCAGTCCGTATTGGCTGCTCATCTCGGTCAGGCGGCTGTCCATTTCGTGGTAAACAGCATCCATATTAGCCATTTTCGTGATATTAATGCCTTCCAAAGTAAATCACTCCCTCCTGTTTCTTTGGTTTTTCTCCAAACCACCCCTCATCTGGTGTGGCCACGATCGTCTCGTTTCCTTGGCTTTCCTCAAAAACGATGCGCCAGCCGTCTCTCAAAAACCGATCCGACTGTTTCTCTGGATCGGGTAAATAGGTTTGTACATGATCTTTTACTGCCTTGTACATTTTTCTCCTCCCACTGGCTTATAGCGCTGAACAAAGCAGACCGTTTATAAAATAATATGTTGATTTTTCCCAGCGAAGCGCTCCCTGTAACTCCACAATATTTGTGATGACAGACATCGATCCACTGCCGCACATATTGCTTACACCGGACTGCCCGGCCATCGTCGCTAACCGCTCTGCTTTTATGTCAAGAAACTCTGTTTTTATCTGGAATCCCCTGTAATTGGTGCCTTGATAGGTGATGGATGCCGCACAATCAATCAGTCCACGCTGCTTTCCGGCAAAATAGCCGTAGATTGTGCCGCCTTCAATCATAATCTGTCCCATCGTGCTGTAGCCAGAAACCAATTTTCCAAGAAATTCGCAGCCTTCTTTGAATTTTCCTTTTGACGCGATGAGCCCATCCTTGTCAAGTGTGGCAACGACAGCTCCCGAGTCGTTATAAACCCAGATTTGACCCGCTTCGTTATTTTTATTTCCCGCTTGAAGCGTGCCTCCTTGGATCAAATCCGCGCTTAACATCCCAGTTTTAATATATGATGCATTGAAATATAAGTTGCCACTACTATCGGAGTACAGACCTTGCCATTCACCGTTATTGGTCAATTTATTAAAAACCTCTTCTTGGGTCAAAGCCGTCGCATCCTTAATCATCGAAACGATCGTTCTGGCGTAAAGTCCTTGCCTGGGGAAACCCCCTTGCCAAAATGAGGGTGCCGCCGTTACGCGGATGCCTGTCCACATTTGGTCCTCTAATGTGTAGGTTTTCGTATATCCAGTGACTTCCTGGTCATAGTCAACGACCTCCCATGCGATGCCGTCCGTTGTTTTCTCCAATAACCATGCGGCAGCCTGAACCGTTTCATCCAAATTGGTGCGTTTTGCACAACGAAAAGTGACACTTCCGGGTGTTAGCCCTTCGTCGGTAACCGTGACGGTCTGGGCGCTTGGGGTTACAACATACACGACGCCGTCGGCGCCCGCCTTATTTTTTGAAACCTGAAAAACACCGGTTGCTTTTCGGTTTTGATAGGTTACCGTAAAGGTCACTTTTCCGGTTTCACCTGTTAAATTTGTCACTTTATATCTGTGGGCCGATGCGTCCCAAGTGCCCGTCACTGACGAATCGGCTAAAACCGAATACGCCGCTGCGTCGCTCACATCCTGGGAACCAAACATCGCCTTCACCGTTGTTTCACACTCCGTATAGTCGCCAGTTCCATCTGCTTTTGTCGGAATCCCAAAATAGTCATTCATTTGCAGGTAAAAGCTGGTGGCAATCTCTATTTGTTCAGGCATTGCCACCGGATTGCTTCCGATTGACAAGCGCTCGGCATTGATGCGCACAGCCCCGGTTTCCATGGACGCATAAAACATTTCGCGTCCCTGTTTATCCTTGACCACCAGCTCGCCTGCATTAATCCAGTCGGCATTGATCCCCACCGCAGCGAGCACATTAACCACCGCATTCGCGTTTTTATCAATGCCTGCTGAGTAGGTCTTGCCACCGTCTTGGGAGATAAAAAAACCATCGGCAGTGATTTTATAAACCACCATACTCTCAGCCAGTTTGGGTTTATCATGCATATAGGTTATCCGGCTGCCGTCCTCTAAGGTTTCAACCGTTTGATAATAGCCCATGGCGTTCATGGCCAGTTGATTCATCTGCGTGACGTATTGGTCGTATGCCGAAAGTTTCGCTTCCGTGTTACGGTCGGCCTCAACAAGGGCCTTCGTGATTTCGGAATAGCGCTTTGAGGTGTTGCGGCTGGGCGTTTCTGCGTCGGTTGAGATGCGCTCGTAACTGCCGATCGTATAGGTCAGATTGGTAATATAGCACGAATACGCATTTCCTTTACGGTCTGTCACATACGCAGCATCTCCGGCTTCAATGGATGGATCACCCAGACAAGAGGCGGACATCTTACGAAAGCGCATGCCGACCATTTTCTTGCCCAAATGCGCCGCGACGGTTTCCGCCTGACCATAGCAAATCAAGGGGTTGCCTGTAATCTCCAGAACATAGCCCACACGCCCATAAAGGACCGTTTCCCCTTTTAATGTTTCGGTGCCACGCTTTACCTCATCTGAAGCCGTTACCCGGATTCCGGTAATCACAACATCGTCGGTGGCAACCTTCAGTCCCGACAACGCATAGATATGATGGCAGTTCGTCCAGGCGCTTTGATCAAATTCCCCACCATCAACCGCACTGCCGCTGGCATAATCTGCAAAGTTTCCGCCGTCTGCACAGTCACCGCTTTGATAGTCCGGGGCACCGTTATCAAAACAACCACCGTCCAAACCATTGCTTTCAAAAACTGTCTGGTCATACCACTTCAGTTCCAGTTGCCCATCCGTGTTACACCGGGCATAGCACCCCGCAATCTGCGCACAGTGGGATAAAATTTCCCGCCACGTTACCTGCTCGTTACTTTTAAAGGGGTTTTTCTGGATAACATAGGTGTCAAAATCAAAGGTATTGGTCCCAAGAATCACGCCACATTGGTTACAAGCGTGCCGCACAATCGACTGCATCGTTGCAGGAAAGGTCAGGCTCCCATCATAGTTACGGTCAAATTTCTCCATGTTATCAAGGGCTTCAATGGATAAAATACTGGCGCTGGCTTGCGGGTCGTCTGCGTTATAGACGCCCTTCTTAAGCCATTCCATTGTATTTCCAAGGGACTTTCCAACCCACACAGTAATCACAGCATCAGTAAAATCAACATTTGAAAAGGTATCCTTGATGTTGTTTAGGGATAGCGTTAACTTCCCGATGACCGCTGCACCAACATCAAAAGTGCTGGTACTGCTCGTGCCATCATCAATCTTGACACCTTCCTGAAAAATATCGGTTTGATCGACTTGAAGGGTTTCACCGTTTTTTAAAAGGATCGTCGCTTTGGCCACACAATGGCTGTTTTCAAGCAGCGCGTCTTTAAAGGCATTACTTGTATGAATCATCGCTTATCACCTCTCGATAATGTCAAACGCCACTTGTGTATAGCGTTTGTACTGGGTTGCCCAGTTGCGCATGGGTGCGGAGCGGTCGCCGGCGTAAAATTCCCGGCGTTCACGCTGGCCACTCAAAGCGTCCGGATAGGTCACATAAAAATATTCTGCGTTAAAAGCCTGGAGGATCGCTGCGGTTTCTTCGGGTGTTGGATTATTCCAGGCGAGTTTAATTTTTCTTTTTTGAGCGATCCGGTTTTTGTGCATGAGGGTATCCTCCGTGCGCCCGGCATCAGAACTTGAAACATCCTGTAATCCCCATTCAAAAACAGCGGGGTCCTTGACTGGGACCCCATTCACTTCAATCATTGCCATTGCCTTCCTCCTAAATCTTAACCGTAGCGGAATAACGACGGTCTGCTTTTTCTTCCCCGCGACGCACTGTTCGATAAAGCGTCTCTGTATCCGCGATAATCGTGAGTTCAATGACAGGCTGCAGGTCGTTTTGCCCACTTCCTGTAAAAAACATGGCAGCCTCAACCACTGCTTCCTTAACGCCTTCTTTGATCCCTTCGACGATCTGGCTGTTATTCGCAACCACATTTCGGTTCCCCATTCGTCCCACCAGCTCCGGACCATTTTCACGGGCAATAAACATTTCTCCCATACCTGGGAATCCGCCTTTGGCATACCATCCTACGTGAAAATCCGGAATCGGAATGGACAGGTTCCCGAGTTTTACGTCACGCCAGTTCCAGTCAATGCGTGGCGTTGGAATGTGGAATGAAGAGAATCCATCCGCAAAAGAGCGAATGGCGCTTCTGCCAATATCCCATAAATTACCAATACCACTGGTAATCAAATCCGATACGCCTGACACGGCCCACCGTATCTCATCTTTATGATTTTCATATCCGGTCTTTATGGCGGTGACAATGTCAATCCCTTTTTCCTGGCAGGTATTCACAATATCGCCAATCGCGTTAAAGACTTCATTTTTGGCGTTCCGTAAACCCGATAAAAAGCGGCTTTCTTTGACGCTCTCGTAGCCGTTTTTCAAACCTTCAACAACGTCTTTACCTTTTTCAAACACCCACTCTTTTGCGTTCCCCAACACCTCCCGAACTTTGTTCGGCAGGTCAGCAAACCATGCGAGCACGGAGCCAATGCTGTCGAGGATTCCCTGAAAAAAGCCGGCAATAAGATTCCCGCCGATTTCCATCATTACGGTGGAAGGGCTGTGAATGCCAAAGGCGCTCATAATACCTGAAAGAAAAGGCCACGCTATATTGTCCCATATCCAAATAAGGATATTGCCAATTGCGTCCGTAATGCCTCTTAAAAAACCTAATCCGACACTACCACCGCATTCTGCAATTTTTTCTTCAAAGTAAGGACCAATCCCAGAAAAAGCATCACCGATCAGTCCGAATAGAAAGTCTGCTAATCCGCCTAATAATGAGCCTAACAACTCAAACAGTCCTCTCACAATTCCAGCCCAGTCAATGTTCATCAGAAAAGTTCGTACCGATTCACCAAGCTGCCACCAGTCAATCCGCTGGACAGCTGTAATTAACATCTCCAAAAGCCCTTTTGCGCCATTGGAAAGTGTTTGCCCAACATAAGCCCAGTCGACGGTTGATGCGATGCCGTTGATTCCGTCGGCGATCGCTTGTCCCAATGAAGCCCAATGAAAATTCTCGACAAACGTCCCCAAAAACATAAAGGCCGTGTTAAAGCCTTCTGCCAGGGTTGCCCCAACTAAACGCCAGTCGGTCGCTTCGATAAAGCCGTTCAAGAAGGTGGCGATGCTTTTGGCAATGCGCGCGGTCGTCTCTTTGATCTGGTTCCATGGAATGCTGGCGAGCGCTGCATTCAGCTTATTGCCAACAATGGCGCCGATTTCGGTAAAGTCCGCGGCGGCCCAGGCATCTTTAATCTTTTGCGCAAAATCCTGAATTTGCTTCGGGATTGAAACTTCTTCAAACATATCGCCTGGCGAAATCCCGCCGATGTCACTGGAACCCGGGGTGTCCGCGCTGCTGGCAGCGTCGCTGTGGTCATCCAGCTTATTAATCTCATCAAAACCTAAAAGGGTCCGTTGCAGCTTCCGATTTGCCGCATCGGCTTTATCGGCACTGCTGGTCTGTTTATCTAAACTCGCAGCGTAATCCTGTTGGACTTTTTTCGCCCGGATGAACGTGCTTTGACCCGTTAAGCGTGCAATCAGCATCCCGGCAGCCGTGACCGCCTGGGAAATTTTCTGAATCAGGACATTTAAGATGGGGGCTACCACATTTAAGATCGGTGCAAAGGCTGTTGCCAGACTGTTTTTGAGCTGCGTCAGGCTGGACATCAGCATAGAGAGGCTGGCGTTCGTCGCGCTGCTGTACTGTGCCAGGTTCTGCATCCCCTGTTTGGCCCCCTCAAGGGCACCGCGGATCAGGAAGCTGGCAAGCATAAACTTTGCGGTCATGCCGAGTGTTCCGAGGATGCCGCCTAAACGATGGCCGCTGCTCCCCATCCCGTTCATGGCACTTGTCAGGCGTCGGACGCCTGGAATGCCTGTGATAAACCGCTGAATGAGCGCGGCAAAGGCTCCGCCAGCCCGCTTAATTGATGGCGTCACCCGGTCAAAAGCGGCTTTCATGCCGCCTATTTTTGCAACAATATTGGAAGCTGCGTTGCGAAGTCCGGCAAACTGGAGGCCCTCGCCACTCGCTTTCAAGCGCTGCATAGACCGTGTTGCGCTGTTGATCCGCTGCTCGGTCCGGCTGATCTCAGATTGAAGGTTATTCCAGGCATTACTGCCAACGTCCTTCCCAGAAGCCTGCATCCGCTTCATTTCTGTATTATACTGGCTTAGCTTTTCTCTGGCCTCCTGAATCCGGCTGCTGAGGTTCTGCATCTCCTTAGTCGTGCTAAACGCGCCACCCTCCTTTTGAAGGGCTTCCATCCGCGCCTGAAGGTGCCGGATCGCCTGCTCGGCTTCCCTTACTTCTTCCTGAAAGCTTTTCGGCACTGCACTGTCGGGCAATCCCATGGATTTCCAGTTGCTCTGGGTATCCTCCAGGCCACTCAGACGGCTTTTAGCGGCTTCCATCTGCTTCGCAAGGCTTGCGTATCCTTCTGTTGGCTTAGCGCCTTTCCCTGAGGCTTCCAGGACCTTTTGACGGGCCTGAAGCGCAGCCAGTGTCTTCTCCGCTTTTTCGGCCGCAGCACTCAGCTTCTGATATTTCTCAGACAGCTGTCGGTCTGCGCCTTCTGCCTTTAAATCACGCTGCTTCTGGTTCAGGCGTTCCAGCGCCTTTTCTGCCCGGTCGACGTCGGCCTGAAGGGCCTTGTATTCATCGGTGTATGTTTTGATACCTGAGTCTACTTGAAAGTCCTTGATTTTATCGCCGATGCTGGCTTTAATCTGCTTCAGCACGTTTTGTACCTGCTTCAGCTTACCAAGAGACGGGTCGCTTGTGATGCCCTTTAACGGGCTCTTGACCGCTTCTGTCGCCTGATTGATGGCTTTCGTGGTCTTCTCTGTTTCAGAGAGCGCCTCTTTAAGCGCTTTTTTATACTTTTCTGTACTTCCCTCAATAACAACCTGCAGCTTTTCAAGCACTTCACTCATTTAGCTTCGCCCCCTTTCTGCCTCTTTCTTCGACGGTTAAACTCCCGGACATATTCCAGGCGCCGCGCTTTGTAATCTTCCATCTCATCCGCGGCCATTTGGGCCTCATACTGCGTTCTTTCGTCTGCGTACAGCTCAGGGTAATATTCCCATACTTTCGGAATATTACCCTTTCCGTCCATGGCCATGGCCAGATAGCGGGCGTTGACCTCTGCCATGATAAAATCCTGGTTGATCCGCTGCTTGGCCTGCTGCCATTCAGTGCGGCGATGGCTTTCCATCAAATCACAGATTTCCATGGGTGAGGCATTCCAGAAATCAGCCGGCGAAATCCCGCAGTCCAGGGCCAGTGTGTACAGCTTTGAAAGCTGGTCCGACAGGGTGCTTACAGCAGCTCGTCCACATCTTTCAGGTTTTCCATCATGGACGCTGCCTGTTTTTCGGTAAAAAAACCAGAAACCGCCAGGGTCGGCATGAGCACCTCGGTAAAGAGTTCCATCTGATTGCCGCCTTCCAGAAGCCATCGGTCATACAGCTTTTGGACATCCTGATAAGCAATCCCATGTTCCCAGGGCGCAATGGCTGCCTGGATAATGGTCAGCATGATGGAAAGCGGCGGGATGCCGCCATCTGAAACCAGGGTCAGCATATTGGTACGGTATTTGCTTTCCAGCCTCCCGATCATGGCCGTGGTCAGCTTCAGCTTGTAGTCTTTGCCGCTTACCCGCCAATAATGAAAGGGCTTCCGCTTTGGCTTTTCCGGTTCCTGTTTAACTTCCTCAAAACCAGTATTTGATGCTTCAATGTTCATTTCGTTATCTAATCCGTATAAACCACTCATTGCTTACTCCTTTATTAACTTCCTGCCCCGCTTGTGGGGTCGGTAAATTTCAAATCGCTCTGCACCATCATGGTTAACTCAAATTCGATGACGCCGTTCACGCCGCCGCCTGTGCGTTTCACCGACACCTGGGCATCGTAGGCAGTGGCCGTGCCATCTTTCAGGGTTTCCTGAAAGCTCAGCACCTCCCCAGCGGCCTGCGCCTCACGCATGACTCGGTAAGGCGAATCGGCTTTTGTGTTATCATATTTGAATTTATAGGTCATTTCCGGAAGGTCGCCGATGCCCTGTTCATACATCTTATTGGCATCCGTCAGACAAGTGTTTTCCACCTTTTCAGGTTCAACGCCCATTTCCGGGATTTCTTTCAAGCCGGGCAGGTCGGTATAGGTAGCGCCGCCCTTTTTCTTGAAGCCTAGTTTTGCTCCGTTTGCTAACATGTTTTCACACTCCTTTTCATTTAATTCGGCCAGTAAACATCGTCACTCTCCATGTCGATGATGGCCTCATAGCGCATGACTTTATGCTTTAGCCCCGATGGGTCCGGGGTATCCTGGCACAAGGTCCGGACCAGTCCAAGGGCCGCCAGTGCTTTATCCACTTTGATCGCCTCCGGAGAGGTGGACCGGTTGTGCCAGATATCTACTTTATAGCGCACATACGCCTTATCTTCTTTGTCGGTTTTTTCATAAACCTTGTTGTCTTCCTCAATGTACTGGATCACTGGGAAGTCCGCCCAGTCCTTTGGGTACTGGTCGGACACATTGTCAAAAGCGGCATCCAGCGCCGCGTAAACCTGGTCTTTTACATTTTTCATAGCTGCTCCTTTGCAAATCGCGCGATGATCGCTAAAATGGCGTCTTCATTGTTCTTCAGCGCCGGGTACATAAAAGGCTGGGCCGCCTGGCCGTAGCACTTATAAAAGCGCCCGTTTTCCGTGTCGATATGGAAAAAGCGATAACGCTCAGCAACATCCCGCCCGATCTGGCTTTCGTGAATCCACCAGCCGGTTTGACTGTAGGACACTGCGACATCCGGGGAGATGCCGTCATGATCGGCCTGGCCTTTGGGGCCGGTGCCGAACTCGACATAGGGCGCATATTGTTTGTTGGTGTAGCAGGTCCCTCGAATCTTGCCGTCTTTGTTTTCTACCGCTGTAAAGATACTTTCTCTCAGTTCGCCGTCGTGCACCGGGCAATTGGCCTTTGCGTCCTCCTGGACAAGGGAAATCCCTTTTTCAATGCCTTGCCGCAGCTCCATTTCAGACAGTGTCCTCAGCTTCTTTTCAAGCTCTAACGCCCCCAGAATCATATCTTTTCCGCCTCCAACCGCAAAATTTTGTAGGGTTTCACGGCGATAATTTTGTAATCTGGCGGGCGGTCCGGGCCAACATCCAGGCAAAGGCCGTCCCCTTCCACAATATCCGGTCCGTCCTCAAAAACATAGTGCACCACATCTTTTGAATCCGCCGTGATGGTGTAAGGGCCTTCAAGCCGCAGGTTCCGGATATTGGACAGGCGCTCACCGTACAGCTCTGCCTGTAGCTTGCCGCTGCCCGGCCAGAGTTCGGCTGTAAAAGAAGTCGCCGCGCCATAATCGGTGTAGGTATTGCCCTCGCTGTCTTTTTTCAGGCTTTTACGCCGGTGATGGTATGTCTTCAGACGACTGCGTTTGATTTTCATAGACCTTTCCTCCCACCCGGACCAGACGGTATTGGTTTAAAATAACGTATATATGCTTTGGGGCAGTGTCAAAGCTGTAGCGCTCACCGCCCTCACTTCGGCCTGTTTCACCCTCTGTGCCCATCCGGTTCAGCGCGATCACCGCCAAGTCCCGCACGGGCTTTTTCAATGCTGGAATCAGTTTTGACCGGTTGGTGTAGCCGAGAACAAAAGATTCTGCGTCTTCCAGGACGACGGTAATTAAATTTTCATCACTCTCACCTGTCAGCAGCTTAATCTTTTCTGCCTCTGTCAACTAAACCACACCTTTCAGGACTGCCAGGAGTTCCTCTTTCGTCAGACTTGAGTAGCCTTCAATCTCTTTTTCTTTGGCAATGGCTTTTAATTCCGCCACTGTTTTTGTGTTGATGTCTACGTCTGCCTGGTCAGCCTCTGCGGCATCCCCGCCAATCGGCCGGAATCCCTGGGCTTTCAGTTTTTCAATCTGAGCTTCTGTAACGGCGACACGCTCAACGTTCTTTCGAATCAGTCTCATGGCTCATCCCCCCCCCATCACACGGACGGCTTAGCGTCTTTAATGCTCAGGTAGATGGAGTCCAGTTTATTATCCAGTACCCAGATATCATGGAAACGGCGGTAGTCCATCTGCCAGGCGTTGAGATTCTGATTGATGGTCGGGTCGAAGATACGCATGATATCCTGTTTGGTAATGGCGATCGGAGTCGCTGTTGGCAGGATCACAAAGTTCAGATCCAGCGCTTTCGTTCCCTTTGCGTAGCCGCCCGCTTCCTGTCCAGAGGTGGTGCCGTCATTGATGGTGATTGCAGAGTACATCCGGTTGGCTGGTGTCGCGATAATCGGTACGCCGTCAATGGAGGGCACCTGGGTATTAATACCGCCCTTGGAAAAGGTGACGGCCATAATCTTTCCGGCCAGCTCAATCTCCAGTTCCAGGATGAAACCTGGTGTCGCATGAATCACCAACGGGCCATTATAACCGGCTTCACGGACGGCCTTAATGCCTTCTTTTACCTTTCTCAGTGCGGAGGTGTTCGCTGCGCCGGGAGTGTATCCGTAGTCAATCATCCCCGCTTTGTCCGCCGTGATGGTTTCAGATGCGATTTTGGAAATACGGTAGGCGTCAATTTCCGGAACCACGTGCATCCGCTGGAATTCACCCATCACCGCTGCGGCTGTGGTGACAAAGTTGTTTTCGTTGATATCCATGGGGTCCAGCTGGAACTTGCGGCCACGGTCCTGTGTCATGGTCCTGGTTTCGTAGGTGAGGGTTACCCCGCCCTGCACATAACCGTTATCCCGGTCATAGTCCCCCATGCCCTGTACAGACATTTTTGGAATCTTGACTTCTGCGCCGCCATTGTAAATGACCTGGCCGGCGTTGGCGTCCATCCAGCCCGTCACGGCATCCTGGATGGCGACCTTATCCAGTGTGTTCTGGAAAAGTGTTGCGGTTGCTAATGTGTTAATTGCCATAATTTATCTTTCCTTTCAATTTATACTTTTCCCATCATCAAGTTTTCAACCTGTTTCGCCAGGTCTGTGTCGTCCTGTGACGGGGCTTTTTTCAGTGGTTTATCGCCTTTGAGCCGTTCTTCCACAGAGGCCTCGACAGCCTCTTTAAATGCTTTTTCAACGGCTTCAATGGATTGTTTGCAGGCATCGGCGTCCGAATAATTGAGCACCTCTGCCAGACTAACCGGCAGCTTTTTCTCAGCCAGGGTGTTCTTTGCCTCTGCTGCCAGCTCGCGTTTTGTGATCGCGGCTTCTCGGTCAGCCATCTCTTTTTCTTTTTTCTGCTGCAGGTACTGCGCCTTTTCCTTTTCAGTCATTTTTGCCAGTTTCTCGGCCTCGGTGGCCTTTTCATCAAAGAGCACCTCTAACTTAGAACGCTGCGTTTCCAGAGCTTTCTGTACCCTTCGGTCAAACTCAGCTTGATAATCCTTATTGCTCAAAATTTCCTCAAAGGTTTTTGGCGGCTTTTCCTGCGGTTTGTCTTCGGGAGCGCTTTCTGCGCCCGCTGCATTATCTATCCCTTCGCCTGCTCCGTCCCCTCCATTGTCGGCGGCGTCCTCAGCGAAAAGCTGCAGATTCATGGGAATCCGTTCATCGTTTGGGTATTTCATTCGTACTTCCTTTCTGCCCCGGCTCGTTCAAAGCCCAAGCCATTGCACTTAAATTTCATAGTTTACCCTCGTTTCGGAGCATGAAAAAAGGCGCGTTACTCTGCGCCTTACGGGAGATAAACGGATCACCTACCTTTCCACTTGCCTTGTTGAAAGTTCGCTTAGAATCCCTTATAATTATATTATCGGTCTACACATCGAAATACGTTTGAAAGGAGACTCTACAATGGACAAGATATTCTCTGGCTTTTGCCCAACCCAAAAGAAAGACTATCAAATTATTGTCAAGTATATTGATACGTCTACCTTTGATGCCCAAGAACATGAAAAAGGCACGTTCGATTGCGCTTACAATATGTATGGAAATAAGTGCAATATTCAATGCCCTATTTACAGTTCTGCTCCAGATTCGATTTGACAAATGCACCCAGGGCCGTTAATCGGCTCTTTTTTCATAAAAACCTTTATAAATCTCTGGCAATGTTGGGATAATATCCCCATCAATTTCTAAGTCGACTGCTTTTAAATCTACTTCCAAAATGGGTAAGCCTCCCGCTGTGTGCTTTAATTGGTATCCGCGAACTCCCTTAATTTCTACGCCATCAATAAAAATCTTGGCCTTTATGCCTGCTGTTTTAATTCTTATTTTTGGTCTTGCCATTTTTCATCACCTTTCCTGATTTTGGGTATAAAAAAACCACTGAAGTTTATTCAGCGGTTATAATTCCGGTATGGTTTCCTTAATGCCTTTTAAAATGTTGGCAGCTTTTTTCATCAACGTATTATCAGCCAGATATTCAAGTCCTTTTAGCGTGATGACCGGCTGTATGGGCTGTTCAATTTTTGGACTGTAATCTGAAGCACACTGATCATAAAAAACGCCCTCGATGTATCCGGACTTTGTTAACATAATTAAAATCTTTTCCCAGCGCTCATAGGAGATGCCAAGGCGCTCATGGGATATCTTAGAAACATCGAAAGCCTCAAAGTCCATGGCTGCTTCTAAAGCCTTTAGGATTTTGTAGATGATGGTGAAGTTATCCATTCGGGATCACCTCTTTAATATCGTCGATGGTGATGTCGATCGTTTCCCAATCCTTTGGAGAACTGCCGACGTCTGCAATAAAAACTTTATTGTCAAAGGCTTCCATAATGTCGGCTTTTCTTCCGTCTTTCAAAAGTACAGTATCAAATTCCTTGATTTCCATTTACTTTACCTCCTTGATGTATGCGCTTGACATTGAGACAGAGCCATCTGGTTTTAGTAACCACCCAACAACAACGTTAGCAGGTGTACCTTTATTCCCATAAAGCACTATTTTTTGCTCGTATCTATCGCCATACCCATTATTGTCCTTGTAGACCGCTGGATATTTCACCGCCCTTTCGGTGATTTCATTTTGAAGCTCTGACCAGTTGTTAATGTCGTAACCCAGTCTTGACGTAAACGCCGCTCCTTTCGCTAACCCCTTTTGATGATCGCCTCCAAACAAATAGTGTGAAAACTTTTTGTCTGGAACAATAACATTTTCAGCATTTGGCAATTTTAATTCTGGGTGCTTCGCAAGTTCATTCTGTCGCTGGTAATCCAGCTTTGTAAACTGCCAGCGCTCACTATTATTATACTTCATTTCCTGGAATTTATCCAGGTTTTCAGGCACTTCGTCTGCAAGGACCTTTCGGTATTTTTGGTGCTGTGAACGGTCAGTTGTCCGGTTCTTCAATTTCTTTTCTTCCCGTTCAACCGCTGGCTTACCCCTCACGTATTTGTCGTACCATTTTTCATAGTTCATGGAGCGTGGCACCTTGATGCGTTTGCCCGTGGCGGGGTCGATGGCGGAGCGCTGCATTTTGGCGATCAAAGATTCTTCCACCACTGAAATGGTTGTTGACCGGCACCAGGGGTGCATTGGCGGGCAGTTCACGCCAGCTTTGCGGTCCTTTACCAGAAACAGTTTACCGTCCAGACCTCGGCATATTTCAGAGGTGCGCAGGTCGAGGGTTGCCAGGTACTGGTATTTCTCGACGCCGCATTCCTCGTAGGCTTTAAAATTCAATTCCGTAGCCAGATAGTTGCTCTCGGTTCGGACAAGGCGCCTTGCTTTGCTGGCGCCTTTACCGAACTTGTTTTGTATGATCTCGGCCACTTCCCGGTTCGTGCGGCCAGTGACCAGGTTGATGAGCAGCTCCTGCTTCAGTTCCTGTGCTAACAGCCGGGTATTTTTCCAGATGCGTTCGGAATAGTTTTTTCCAGACCATTTCCGGTTAACGGCAGCCTCGATCTGCTTGGCGGAAATGTAGGAAAACCCAAAAGCTGCCTCTGCCTGCTGCTGGAGATCAAAGATGCCCCGGTAGTAGGCTTCATTCCCAAGGTCCACATAGTGACTGCGGTTTTTCTGTTTTACCTGATCGTATACCTCGGTCATGATCTGGTCAATCTGGTTTTGCAGCTGCTTCAGGCGTTCAAGGCGGGCCTGATAGGCTGGCGCTTCCAGTTTTGCAAGCAGTTCTTTCTGATGATCCTCGCCATTCCTGAGCTTTTGAAGCAGTTCATCCAGAGATGCCTTATCCTGCAGCTGATTAATCAGGCGGTAAGCTTCTGCTTCAGTCAGACGGTGCTTTGTCTGATATTTATCGAAAATTGCGTCTGCCTGATGGCTGATGTATCCGGAAGCCTTTTGGTACAGCTTCGCGATCTGATCGGCGGCGTCCTCCGCCTTTTCCATGTAATGGTACATATTCTGAACCTGCCGCTGCTCCCAGTAGGAAAGCCTATGCTTCGCCATCTTCCTCGTCCTTATCCTCTATGTCTGGTGGGGTGTTTGGCGCATTGCCGAAGATTTCCTTTTGCTTTTGGAGGTTCTCCTTCTCTTCCTGCTGCACGGCCTTAAGCTCCTCATCCGGGTCATCGACAAAGGGCACCTGGGACAGCAGCGTCTTTTTACTGACCTTCCCCCAGAGGTTTGCCACGTATTGGCTGATCTCCAGTAAATTTTTAGGCATCGCTCGTGTGAAAACCAGCGAAACACCTGAAACATCGATTGAAACGGCTTTTTTACCGAGGAAGTTGGCGAAAATACGAAGCCGCTTCCGGAGGCCTTTTTTGTAGCACCGGGTCTTGATCTTTGTGATGTTCTCCATGCCCAGTAACTTGAACTCCATGGCCACACCGGAAACGTTGCCGCCGAAATTCTCGTCTGTCATACAGGGGATGTGGCTGAATTTGTGGATGTCCTGCTCGATGGCTTTCTTCAGGATTTCAACGCCGGCCTCATCAAAAGTGCGGGTGAGATACTCGGCTTTTGCGTCTGCGGGCAGTTCAAGCAATTTTTCCTGATTCAGCCGCTTTCTGGCTGCCTCGGTTCCCTTTCCATCGCCCTCTTTTTCGTCATCCTCATCTGAAAGCAGGGCGCCGTACAGGGCAAGGATCGCGTCAATAAACTGTTCCTTGTCGGTGATACGGTCGCTCATGAGCGCGTTGTAGGCATCGATCAAGGGAATTTGCAGCTCATAGTCTCCAATGCCCAGCTTATTATTGCGGTATTCGATGATGGGAACAGCGTCCATAAAATGGGGCTTTGCGTCTTCTGTAGATGCCTGGGGCCCTTCGATGTCCTGGATGTCCATGACATATTTAAAATTTCGGGTCACAATGGTTGCCACATATACGGTATTGGCTTTGTCAGTAGAATCGACTTTAGCATAATAATAAACAGCAAAGAGTTCATTCTGCTCAATGCTGTCATCGTAAACCATGAAGGTATTTTTAGGGCTGAGGTTTTTGATTTGAAGCGCTGTCTCGCCTTCTTTGGCATAGATGTATTCATAGGCCCGGCCATAGATGGACAGGTCCAGACCATTGTCCCCATCGGCTTCATCCGATCCAGCGCTTTCCAGCGCTTCTGTCAGCCTTGTGATGTCCGCCTCGGCTTTATAGGAGACCGGATTGCCAATAAAGTAAGCGCTGGCTGTGTCCGCAATGTCTTTGGCGTGATTACAGACCAGTTTATTCTCGCGGTCAATATCGCTCAGTATCTGATGCCTGCCCTCATAGTAGTTCTCCAGCTTCTGCAGGCGCTCAATGCCGGATCGGTGCTTGAGGATCAGATGCCGGATGGCCTGCTTATCAATGTTTTGTTCGTCAAATTTTTCTGCGGGCATGGTAAAGACCTGCATAATATCACTTCCTTAACGCAGCCCGGCGCGGGCCTTATTTTTTATCTTCGCTTTTCTTCTGGTCATGGCGTCTTCCATCCCATACCGCACAGCGTCAATGGTATGGTTGTTCTTGTCTGGATAGCTGCCCTTGAAATTTCCGTCTTTATCCTGCTCCAGCTCATAGCTGGTAAACTCCCGGGCGGCATTCGGGCAGCGCTTTGGGTCAATGATGATTTCTTCCAGTTCATCCGACAGAAATTCCATCCCATAATCCACAGACCCGGGGCCTTTCTTCGCGCCAATGACACGGAGCCCCAGTTCATTGAGGGCTGCAATGGCGCGTGGCTCTTCTGAATCGGCTGTTATGTAATGATTGAGTGGGTTTAGCTTGCGGATCTCCCGGGCGGCTTTGGTATTCCCCAGTTTTACGGCGTAGATTTCACCAAATAAAAAAAGACGTTTTCGCGTCTTGTTGTAGTGCATTTTGATATAGGCGAGTGGGTCTGCGCCATAGCCAAAGTCCAGACCGTTATTAATCCGGTCAAAACGGGACAGCTCTTCATCGGTAATGGCTCGAACGGTGACATTCTCAAAGACGGCTCCGCCGGTGCCGGTGGCTACGCCTAAATATTCGTGTTCGTAGGCTTTTGGCTTTGTATCCCGCAGATGCTCGGCCTCGATGAAAAATTGTTCACCAAGCCAATCCCTCGGGACGGTTCGGTAATCGGTATGGCTCACAATGGTGTCGGGCCGCTCCAGAAGGACGTCCTGATTCACCCAGCTATTGATGCTTTTGGGCGGGTTCCAGGAATAAAAGACATAGTAGTCGGTACCGCCGCGCATCAGGGACTGGAGGATGGTTCTTTCTTCCTCTGGTCCGTCAAACTCGGAGCGTTCTTCAAACCAGATGTATTTAAAATAGCCGTTTTTGATCTTTACGGATTTAATCTTTTGAGGATCATCGGCGCCACGAAAAATGATCTTATTCCCAAACGGGAGATAGGATAGCCCCAGCGGCGAGAACCGGACTTTCCATTTGTCGGAAACACCCAGCACCTCAATGGCCCAGCGCAGCTGCTCGAAGACGGACTCTTCCAGAAAGCGGCCAACTTTCCGCATCGCAATGGCGTTCGCCTCCGGGTCCTGCATCATTCCCAAAATGATCTCCAGGCTGATGAACGATGACTTTGTTGATCCGCGGCCCCCGGCCAGTTTGTAATGTGTGTGCTTGTGCTCTAAAATATCCCAGTGCAGACCGTGAAAAGAGGGCGCGATCAGGGATGTCAGTTTAACCGGTGTCTGGTTTTGGGATGTCATTGACAATCACCACACCTCCAATGTCGCCGCCGTGCTCGACCTTAGCGGTCTCAGCCTTATATTTGTCGATCCGCGCCTGCTGCTCAGGGTTAAAACTTGTATATCGGTCCGTCAGCCATTTGAGTGCCTGCATCCGGTCGGCCAGTTTCACAGATACGCCGGTTTTTCCTTCCTTGACCTCGGTGATCAGCGTGCCGTCTACCTGTCCGGAATCTTTTAAAACAACGCCGCCGGGTCCAAAGCTCGCATAATCTGTCATGTCGGAAAAGGCGATGTCCATGTACTTTTGAAACAAATCGTCCTCGGACAATAACTCCCGGTTCAGGCGGTTCTGCTTAAGGCGTTCTATTTCTGCCTTAATTTCAGGTTTTTTCAGGTTCTCAAAGCCAATGGAGTAGGCTGTTTCTGTGCTATACCCGGCTTTTATGGCTGCTTTCGTTGCGTTGAAGCACCGAATATAACACAAGCAAAACAGGCGCTGTTTATCGGTGAGACCATTATTGCCCATGACCTGATCAACTTCTTCAGTGATAATCTTCTGGTCTTTCCTTTTGGTTGCAACTTTTTTGGTCGCAGGGTTGCAACTTTCTTTTTTCCAGTATCGTGCTGCCCAGGACTTTACAGCGGACAGGCTGACACCATATTTTTTCGCGATATCTTTGTATTTCATGCCATCGAGATAATCCTGATAAGCTAAATCTCTTGTGTCCGGCAACCACCTCACCTCTCTTTTTTACGTACGAAAAAAGACCACAGCTCCTGCCGTGGCCTCTTAATTACACTCTTGTTAACGCCATTATACCACATATGGGGTGTTTTTTATCGGTTAGAGTGTTACCTAAATTGTTACCTGTTTTCGGCATTCATAAAAACACGCCGGATATAGCCATAACTATACCCCAAATACTCTGCCGCCTCTTTCTGCGTCATGCCGTAGACGTTCACCAGAAACAATACTTTCTCTGCTAAACTCTCAAAGCGGTCAACACAGTCTTTAAGCTCTTGTCTCAGGGCGTCCATCCTGTCGGTAACACGCTGGTATTCCTCAAAAATATCGATCGCCGCCCGACGATGGTTCCCGTGGATACTATCCGCATCCGTGTAGCTTGTCTCTGCCTTCACGCTTTCCGGGCCCTGGTATTTCAAAATATCCAGGCGGGCTTGATTCAGACGCTCTAATTCTGCTTTGATCTCGGTTGGATTCATAGGCCCTCCATTCTCATTCTGGCTGTAAACTGCCCGTAAGTTAAACCGTGTTTTCTGGCCGCTGCCTCAATCTCCGGTATGGCCATCCGCTTTTCTCTTGGTTTTGCTGCTTCCAGCTTTTGACGTTCTCGGGCCAGACGGTAACACGCGGGCCCACAGTAACGCTGGTTCCCAGTTTTAGGATCAAAGAGGGCGCCGCAGCCTTCACAGCGCTTTGGCTTCATTGTTGGCATCTTCTTCCTCCTGCTTATATTCTTCAATCCGCGCTTTCAGGGCCTTCAGTAAGGCATCCTGTGTGGCTTCCTTCCCCTGCAGCGCTTCCATCACCTGCTCATCCATGCCGCACTGGGTCACCAGGTGCTGCACAATGACGGTCTCAGTTTGCCCCTGTCGGTGCAGTCTGGCGTTGGCCTGCTGGTACAGTTCCAAAGACCAGTTAAGCCCGAACCACACAACGATGTGCCCGCCGTCTTGAAGGTTTAATCCATAGGCGGCGCTGGCCGGGTGGGCCAGCAGCATGTCCAGCTTGCCGGCGTTCCACGCTTCGATGTCTTCCGGGGTTTTCAGTTCCCCGATTTTCAGTTTCATCCGGGACAGGGCTTTCTTGATCCGGTCCCGGTCATGTTTAAAGTTATAAAACACCAGCAGGCTGTTGCCCTGGGCTGTGTCCACGATCTCCTTCAGGGCTTCCAGCTTTTCGTCGTGCAGTGCGTAGACGGCTTTGTTTTCGTCATAGATGGCTCCGTTGCACAGCTGCAGCAGCTTGTTGCTTAAGACCGCTGCGGTGCTGGCATCAATGGTGGCCTCGTCCACCTGCAGCAGCATGTTTTTTTCCATCTCGCGGTACTGCGCGGCGGCTTTTGGGCTCAGGTGAACCGGGATCACGTTGTCAATGCGTTTTGGAAGGGTCAGGTAATCCCTGGCGCTCAGACTGATGCAGATGTCAGAAATGGCGGCCTTGATACTGCCCTCGGACCCGTCTTTCGGCTTGTAGGTGTAAATCCGGTCCGCACCCCGCTGGTCGGGGTTAAAATACCGGTCGCGGTAGGCGGTGACGGTTTTCCCTAAACGCTGCCCCTGATCCAACAGATACACTTGGCTCCAGAGGTCCAATAAACCGTTTGGCGCCGGGGTGCCGGTTAAACCATACAGGCGCTTGATGTGCGGCAGCATCAGCTTCAGGGCTTTAAACCGCTTGGCGCTCGGGTTCTTAAAGCTGGACAGCTCATCAATGATCACACAGTCAAAGGGCCAGTCATTGCGGTAATAGTCCACCAGCCACTGCACATTTTCGCGGTTGATCACCCAGATGTCCCCCGGCGTATTCAATGCCCGGATGCGCTTGTTTTTTGCTCCTAAGACGGCGTTAATCCGCAGCAGGTGTAAGTGGTCCCATTTTGAACTTTCTCTTGTCCAGGTGTCCTCTGCGACTTTTTTCGGGGCAATGACCAGGGTCCGGGAGATCGCAAAACGGTTGAACCGCAGATCGTTGATGGCCGTCAGGGCGATGACGGTCTTGCCTAATCCCATATCCAACAGCAGCCCCAGATGGCTCTCCAGGATCATCCGGTTAATGCAGTACCGCTGATAGCCATGCGGTTTAAAGATCATCGTATTCCCTGCCTCTCCATCGGTAATCCGGCCAGAGATCTGTCTGGATATCCTCCAGGATAAACTTTATGTCCTCAGACCGATCCAGCAGGTAGACCTTACAGCCCATGACGGCCAGACGGGTCATCTGCAGCATCTGGTTTTTAGTCGGCTTTTTCCCGGTCTGCTTTAGCTCGATAAAACCGATTTTGTTTTCGGGGAATACGACTAACCTGTCTGGCACCCCGGTATTCCCCGGCGATGTAAATTTATAAGCCCGGCCGCCCTGTTGTTTAACGGCGTCTCTCAGCTTTGCTTCTAGTTCCTTTTCTAGCAACTTTGATCACTCCTTTATATCCTTGGTTTTTGCTTCGCCTACATCTTCAACATTCTCTCTATATACTCTACATAATATAAGAATATATAAGATTTATAAGGTGTATATATTCTTATATTTCTTTATTTTATATTTATATATAGAAAGAATGTAGGCAATGTAGGCAAACATCTGTAAGCTTTTATATGCCTTGCTTTTGGTGTCAACAAAGTCCGCCTACATTGTATTTTTGTTTGTTGGCAATGTAGGCACACTCTGCCTACAAACTTTTTTTGCCTACATTATCCAAAACCCTCTTTGGTTTCCATAATCCGGTCCAAAACGTTGACTTGATCTCACCTTTTCGGTGTTTTTCAAACCGTTTAGGATGTTATTAATCTCAACGGTGTCCTTGCGCTGCATAAACTTCAGCTCGTTGTTAAAGCACTCACACCAAATTTCCGCTGCGCAGATTCGATCCCTCGGCACCGTGTTTTCTTCCGTCGCTTTAGGCCACTCTGTGGCCCAGTAGGTTCTCCTCTCCATCAGTCCGAATTTATTCCACTCTAGCGGCACGCGACGGCTGATAAAGTCCACAATAACACCTTCCTTGGGGTTTACTTCCTTATGGGCCTCCTGGGCTTCTTCGGCTTCATTGGCGGCAGCCCCTTCCAGAAACAGCTTTTCGCCGATGGCATAATAGACCATGGCTTCTGCCCAGATCTGATCCACCTCGTCATCCAGATCGGTGAATACACTTTTCGTTGCTTTTTCCTTATGAACGTCCACGGGCCAGAACCGGCGGTTCCCGGTGCGGTCCCTTAAGAAGTCGCTCTCGTTGGTGGTTCCAAAGAACACACAGGTCCGCGGAAAGGCTTCTGTCCGGCGTCCGTAGGGCGCCCGGTAAATGTCATCCTTTTTGCTGAGAAACTGCTTGATGGTGCCCATCTCGGACTTATTAAAGCCCTCCAGCTCCCCGACTTCGATGATCCAGTAGCCCTGCAGCAGCTCACTGGCTTCCTTACCTTCAAAGGTTCTCAGGCTATCGGAAAACCAGCTTTTACCCAGCTTGCTGAAAAAAGTACTTTTCCCGATGCCCTGGGCGCCGGCCAGGATCAGCATGTTGTCAAACTTGACGCCAGGGTTCCATATCCTCGCCACAGCGGCCACCAGGGCCTTTTTAATGGTGTCTCTGGAATACTTATTATCCTCGGCGCCAAAATAGTCGATTAAGAGGGTTTCAAGGCGTTTTTGGCCATCCCATTTCAGGCTTCCCAGGTACTCACGGATTTTATGGCGTTTGTGTTTGGTCGCGTAGACGGCCATGGCGTCATAAATTTTCCGCTCGCCACTGATGTTGTAGAACTTCTCCATATGCAGCCGCAGACCGGCGTCGTCGGCGTCATTCCAGCCCCGTTCCTGGTAAACACCCGGGACGTTGTCTTCCCACGGCATCCTCGCGGTCACAGTCGGCCGGTTGCTGAACGCATCATGGTAAAAGCGATCCCGAATCAGCGGGTCGTGTTCCAAAACGGTCAGCACATTCTCAATGGTTTTGACATACTGCCCGTTCTCGTTCATCTTCATGAGGCCCATCCACGCGGTTGGGTCTTCGATTGCCTGCACCGTCTCCACGCCCTCAAACTCTTCCACTGCCTGCGCATAGCGTTCAGTTGACAATAAGGCTTTAACTTCCGGGTCTTCCACGCAGAAACTGCGCATTTCCCGGTAACTGGGCAGGCTGGCCACTGGGGTCTCAGGTTTGGCGTCCTCGTCCAGATGGCCGAACTTGTGCAGCCGGATCAGATCAAAAGCGTTGCAGAGCAGGCCGCTGATCGGGTCGGTGGCATGATGGGAGAAAATGAAGTTCCCGCCATCGTAAAGCACCGCCCCACCTACGGTGGAACCCTCCGCGTAGCTGTAACGCCCTGGGGTGTCACAGGGGTTGTAGGCGTCTGGAATAAACTTCGCGATGGCGGCCGGCACGTCGTAGGTCCGGCAGAACGCGCCCACGACGCCCTTTTTATCCAGGGGATTCCCCTGTCGATTGGCGGCGGTCTGCCTGACTTTGGCCGCGCCGGGCACTTCGGGCCACTCGGCCACGTCCTGCCAGTTGGTGTACTGGGCAAGCACCCCTTCTCCGGAGAGAAAAGGCTTGTCTTCATAGGCAAAAACGTACTGCTGTGGCATGTCTGCGCTGACGCTGGGCCAGTACATGAGCCGGCTGGCCTCAAAAGTTGACGGGTCCATGATTTCCATGCCGATGTAGCTGGCAACTTTCCGCGCGATGGGCTCATACTGTTCGGCCGTGCAGGGCTTGTCCAAGGGGATCACAATGCGCAGTCTTGGCGCGGCTTCCTCGTGCTTTCGCGTGGAGTACACCACGTAGGCGCAGCCCAGAGCAGATACCGCCTGTAAGACGGCTTGGGTGCCCCCAGACGGGACGGAATCCGCGTCCAGGGTAATCAGGGACCGGTCGATGACTTTGTCGTTTTTACGGCGGTTTTCGGCCAGCCTTCCGCCCACAAAGCCCCCGACATCCTTGAGGTCGTCCTGCTGTTTCTTGGGCAGGCGCTTGTAGGCCGTGAAGTTTTCAGCGGTTACGACAGGGCTTGATACTTTCTGTATAAAATCGGCCCAGTACAGTTCCTGGGGGTACCAGAAGACCGCGTGCCTTCCGGACCCGGTGGAGAGGGTTAACTTGATGTTGTTTTGCATAAGGGCCTCCTAATCTTTCTTATAATAATCACTGGTGAAGCCATCGGCGTTTAAGGGCAGGTCCGGCGCCCAGGCCGGGGGCTCACACATGATTTTGATGGCGTTGTCCAGGTTATAGACGGAGTCATCCTCTGGAATTTCGAGAATCACTTCATCATGCACGTGGAAGCAGATTTTATAACCTGCGCAGTGCAGCTTGTACATGGCTTCTGCCAGACAGTCCCTCGCAATGGCCTGGACGATGTTTTCGGTCAGTTTGCCCCCATAGGTTTCCAGGGTAACCCATTTTTTTGATACGCCCCGCCCTTCGTAGGAAATGGCGTCATCGCCCCACCGGTTCGGCAGGATGCCTGGGTGAAGATAAAAAAGCTGGCGGCCAGAGGGTAAAGTGATAAAAAGATATTCCCGGTCTCTTGAGAGCACAAGCCCTTTTTGCAGATACTGCGGTGTACCGTACTTTACACACTGCACAGCTGCGCGGTCCAGTTTCCACCACAGGTCTTTGATCCGCGGGTTGGATGCCCGCCAGCGCCGGACAATGTCTGGGAGTTCTTCTTCCTCCAGCCCCATCTTAAGAGCACCCATGGAGATCAGGCTGCCGGCGCCACCCTGATAGCCCAGGGCCAGCTCGGCCACTTTTCCCTTTGCCCGGAGCTCGTATTCGGGATTTCCCTTCGTGATCTTCTCGAGGGGCACCCCAAACATGGCACTGGCGGATGCTTCATAGATTTTGCCGTGGGTTCTGAAAACATCCAGTTTCCAGTTTTCTCCGGCCAGCCAGGCAATGACCCGGGCTTCAATGGCGCTGTAATCTGCCACGGCGAAAATGCAGCCTTCGACCGGCACAAACGCGGTGCGGATCAGCTGGCTGGCGGTGTCCTGGACATTGCCGTAAATCATCTTTAAGCCCTCAACATTTTTCTGCATAACCAGTTCCCGGGCGGTGTCCAGCGTTGCCATGTAATTCCTGGGAAGATTTTGTGGCTGCACGGCGCGTCCGGCCCACCGCCCGGTTTTCGCGCCGTAAAACTGCAGCATTCCCCGGAATCGCCCATCCGCACAGGTGCCGTCCTTCAGGGTGGCGTACTTTGCCAGGCTGGATTTTTTCAGCTGCTTACGCAGGTTCAGCACGGTTACCACTTCCGGAAATGCGGACACGGCGTCAAGGACATCCTCAACAACTTTCTTTTCAAGGGACTTCACTTCAATGCCGGCGGTTTCAAAAATCCAGGCTTTAACCTGGTCGTCACTGTTTGGGTTGTCGGTTCCTGTGATCGCCCGGATATTTTCTTTCAGTTCTTGCTCAACCGCGTCTTTGATATAAAGGGCGCCGTCAATCAGCGGCATTGCCGTGCCCACGCCGCCGCTGTTGATGGCCTGATCCATGATCCAGTAGCGCTGCTCCTGTTCAGGCAGAGGGTACTTGCCCAGTTTTTCCTTGATGGCTTTTTCCACGACCACGTCCTGGCGGCAATATTCGATAAAAAGCTGCCATTTTTCGGGCTCGTGTTTTGGCAGGACGCGGTCATAAGGGTGCTTCTTTGTCTTTTTCCCATTAGGACAGCAGAACAGCTTAATCAGCGCCTTTCCCGCAGTGTCTTTCTTTTTATCCGACGGCATCCCCATGGCTTCGGCCACCAGCCCCAGACCGGCAGGATACCCGGCATACAGACCATGCACCATAGTGCACTCCCACTGCTCCAGCGGGCTCACGAAAAACTTGTTGATGCAGTACCACTCAAAGGCCGCATTGTAGGCGGTCTTTTTCACGTTTGGATCCTGAAGGGCCCAGAGTACACGTTGCGGCAGGGTTCGCCCTTTCTGGGTTAAATCGACCACTTCCACGGGTTCATCGTCAAAGCTGTAGGCAAAGAGCAGAATCTCAAAGTCCGGGGACTGCACGTATTTGTACAGCCCGCAGTCCGGCAGGCTGACGCTGCTGTAAGTTTCGATATCAATGCTGAGGTTTCGTGCCATCTGGGTGCCCCCCCCGTTTCTTCTTTGTTGGTTGATTCTTGCGTTTTCGTTTCTGCTCCCGCTCAATGTTGTCAATGGCCGTGCCCGCGGTCGGATCCGGGTATTTTTCAGTGTAGCGGTGTTCGTTGTATTGGTTCTTACTCATCCGGCACCTCCTGGTAGGCTTTAATCGTAGCCCACAGCCACGGTTTCAGTAACAAAGCTTTTCTTCTCTCACCATTAAATCGGCTCTTTCCGTTGCTTATCCACACAGATCCAACAGGCGCGGTTGACGCGCCGGGCATAATGCTGTAGCCGGACGGCATATGCCCATACACATCTACGCGGTGTCGTTTACTGTATTGCAGTATTTTTTCAAGCATTGTTTTTTCATCCATTTTTAGGCCTCCACTGTTAAAAAAGGCCCCGCTCTGGGGGCCTTGAATTCCTAAATGCCCATGACTGCCGGCAGGATCGGCTGGCCGGTGATTGGGTCGATCTTCTGGGGTGCAGCGGGCTGTGCCGGGGCCTGACCGTACTGGGGTTGTACCGGGGCAGGTTGTTGCTGTTGCGGATATCCCGGCGTAACCGCCGGAGCTGTGGGCTGCTGCGCATAAGGATTCTGCATGGCTGCGGTGTATCCGGGCTGCGTAACAACACCAGGAGCTGCAGGCTGACCCTGGACGGGGACCGTTACCCCTGCAAAAGCGTCTTCAACGCTGGTTCTTGCGCCTGCGAAGGCTTCGCCGTCTCGTGTTTTCCAGACATGCTGCAGGTAGCAGCCGACACCTTTTTTCCCGCTGGCGTTGTAGGCGGTGAAGTTGACAAACACGTAGCCATAGCAGCCGGAGTAGACTTCACTCTGATCCATTGCAGGGTGACGGTCAGGGCCTGCGACGACGCCGGGGGCCCCGAACTCTGGCTTACAGGAAGCGGTCATCACATAGTGCCCTTTACACTCCTCGCCATAAGGTTCCCCGGTCTGCTTTGTGCCGTCGCCGTCGTGCATTGGAGACGCGACAAAGCCAGGCATTGTGCCGCCGAACTTCTTTGCGACCCCCTCCTGCTTGGCCTGTTCAATAGCGGCCTGAATCTGCTGCACCAGCTGTGTATTGCTCTTAGGGATCAGCAAGGTCACGGAGTATTTTGGTTCTCCGCCGTTGGCCGCATATGGCGCAAACACGTTGACATAACTTAATCTTACTTCACCAATGACTAATTCACTCATTTTATTTATTCCTCCTAAATTTTATAATTTCGACAGTCTATAATTTCTAATCCAACAATGTAATCTTCTAAAAAACAGCACTCATCTTCAATGTGACAGGTATTCCCTGCTTCGTCTTTTAATAAAGCTTCAAACCAGTAATCTCCGTCATCATTTTCAGACTCCTTGTAGCTGCAGTTATTTTGGACCGGTTCTACCGGGTCACATTCCGGGTCCAGATCTCTAAGCGCGTCATAGGGGGTAACATTTCCCCGTATCTGGAATACGAAATCTCCTTTATATGTTCCTGCCTGCAGGGTTACTTTGACATCATATTCACGCCATTTTCCGCGGCTAACGGTAAAATTTTCCATTTCATCCTCCTAAACTTGAATATCTTTGAATACTTCGGCCGCGCTTTTTGGTTTGAACGGCTCCCGTTTGTCATCTTCGGGTACCAATGTTGGTTTTCCCTGGGGTTTTACCACGTCGGCGGCTAACAGGCTGTCGAACTGGTTTTTGCCTAAAAGTTTCTCAACACCGGTCAGGGTCAGGGGGACGCGTTCATAGAGCAGGGATTCGTCAAAGCCGGCCTCTTTGATCTTCTGAAATGCGGCGTCAAGGTTCTTAAAGCTGCGTGTGCTGCGGCCTTCGACTACTTTGAAACCTGGGATGGTTAAGCCTTCCAGTGCTTTGGTGAGGGCATACTCTTTCAGCTTCTTGTGGTAATTGACCACGCCCTCCAGCTTTGCGAGCATCTGGGCCATCTCAGACGCGTTCATCATTTGTGGGTCTTTAATTTCTTCCTCTTTGACGTCGTACTTCCCGGCGTAGGCTTTGCAGACGGGCTTGACGGGGCAAAACTGGCAGTGTTTACCAGGCGCGCATTCCCCGCCACCGGCATAGGCTTCTTCGGCCAGGGGTTTGACGACTTCATTCCCCCACTGGTACAGGGCGGCCACATCGGTATCCCACTGTACAATGTTGTCCATGCGGGGCTGCACAATGCACAGGGTCACGGTCTGGATTGGGTAGATGAAACCATAATCGGCCAGTACCCCCAGGGCATAGAGCTTCAGCTGGCTGTTCTCAACCACATCGACTTTATTGTGCTTACCATATTTAAAATCGATCACCCAGAGGTGGTTCCCGTGGATGACAATACAGTCCGCGGTGCCAAAGCCTTCGGGGGCATAAGCGCTGTAATTAACCTTTTTTTCCACTTCCACAAAGGGCGCGGTCGTCTGCGCGTAGGTGATACTGTTCACAAACTCCAGATACTGGTCGGTATAACGCTGCATTTCGGGGTTGTACAGCGCATTGTCTTTGGTCAGCTTGTTCATCCGTCTTGTGAAGGTTGCTTTTCCCATGGGCTCGGTGTACTGCTTCCGGAGTTTCAGCTCAGCGATAGCGTGGGCCAGGGTGCCTTCTCTGGCTGGATCGCCTGCCAGGTCCGGCATCCCTTCGGATAACCGGACGGAGGCAGGACAGTTCAGCCAGCGCTCTGCGCTGCTGGCGGACAGCAGGGCGTGGGCCGGGGCTTCTTTCTTTGAACTCATATCTGCGCCCCCATTTCCCGCAGCTTGACGGCCAGGGCGCCGTATTGTTCTTTGGGCAGCTCTACCAGGCTGCTGACGCCAAAGCCCTGGATCAGTGCCATGATCTCCGGCTGTTTGCCCTGGCTGACCAGGCCGGCCATGGCCACACTGATCTGATCCTGGGTGTACTCCTGGGCCACGGCGGTGGTCGGCAGGGGCTGTGCTGCGGGCGCAGACTGAGCTGGCGGCGGAGTTACAGGGGGCTGCTGAGCGGGTGCCGGCTGCGGGGTAGCAGGTGCTGCCGGAGCGGGTTGTGCAACGGTCTGCACGGGCGGCACAGCTGGTGCCTGTCCTGTCGGCGGCGTCAGTGCTTGCTGGCGTATCTGCTGCACATCGACCGGATGCAGGCCCGAGTTGTCAATATAGGCCGGCTGACTGGCAGTCGCAGCTGTCTGATCGGGTGCGCTCACCATGTGCAGGGTGTTCGTTGCGTAATCTCTGATTTCTTCGTGGCTATCAAATATAAATTTCATTGGTTATCTCCCTTCGATTAAATCTAAATTTTTTAAATAACATTTTCCAGAGGCGTCTGGGTTTCGTTTTGAATAATACTCCAAGTGGACGCCTTCTCGGTTGATGACTTCTTTTGTGATGACGATTTTACGGCTCTTCTTGAATTTCTCATAATCCGTTTTATAAACGCTTATACTGCCTCCGCTGTCGTCATTGCACGGTAATAAAAGGGTGTTACGTTTGTACATAGGCTTTATCCTTTCTGAGGGCTGCCTTTACAGCCCTCCTGAATTCTGATATAATTTAACTGTAGAATTTTTATGATTCCTCCGTCTCTCGTGCGTCAACACGATCGGAGGATTTTTCTTTTACTGGGCATTCTTCACGGGCACTTGTCCATTGCTTTGTATATTCTTTCGTCATTTTTACTGGATCATCAATAATCCGTTCAATTTCGCGGCCAATGTGCAGCCCATAAGCAACACCCGCATCAAAAGCATCAGTTAAACTGGCGCTGTGTGCATCTCTTATCACATCTACTAAACTTTTTTGACTTCCGCTGCTCTCTACTTCGATACTGTCTAACAGTTCGTAGAAATAAGCGTCTGAATCACTGGTTTCCTGAAGTGCATTCAGCACATCGTCCCGTGTTTTTAAATCTGCTAACGCTCTGAATATCTCAATATTTAATTTCATGTTTCTAATCCTCCTCTTTTTGGTTTTTTATTTCTGTAGTCATTCTGTCAGAAAGCTCCCTGAGCGCTTCGCAAGTCTCACCCATATAATCAGATAAAACATCTACAAAAGCGCTGATGCGGTCATATTGATACAGTATTTTTTGCTTAGCCTCATCTCCTGTAAAATTAAAATATTCTCCGATTTCCTTTTGGATAAAAATTGATTTATCCTGCAATGCGCGGATGTCCTCGACATCGTCTCTGAGATCAAATAGCAACCCCATATCTTAATCCTCCTAAAGTTTTTCTACAATCTTTGTAATCAAGTAAAATAGCACGGGCCCCATAATCATGAATGGTAAGCCAGCAATTGCTAAGTCCATCATGAGGCCTCCTCTCCTTCGTTCTCTTCTTTTCCCATGTACTCTTCAAACTTCTTAGGTGAAATATGATAAGAATACTCTCCATTTTCCTTTTGCTGTACAGCATATCCAAATTTCAATATCCCTCGTTGTAGGCCAACACGTATAAATTGTTCGGCTACTCCCATACGTTGAGCAGCCTCTTTGACGGTTATTTTTCTTTTTACTGGCAAATCACTCACCTCCCATACCGCATTCCTTAAAGAGTTTCATAGCGGTTTTAAACCCTATCTCAAAGCCCATGTACTCACAGCAGGACCCATAACTTGCAAGAATGTCCATTATGCTGTCCCACCGTCTACTCTTGCCTAGATCCTCAATGATTCCAGCATCCACCAGATAGGAGTGAAGTTCTTCTAAATATGCATCGCTGAACGATTCTCCTTCTAGTTTTGTACTATTGTTGTCTGATAAACCGTAAAGACCGTGTAAAGTAGGATTTCTTTCCCAGTATTTTACTTCTTGCTTTTCACCCATTGTCTTAGCCCTCCTATGCCGGCAACGGCCCTTTGTGCAACACGTTATGGCCTTCACGTTCCAGCTGCTTAATTCTTTTAATAACCTCTGCTTCCGTTTCTCCGGTTACGGCACAAACATCGTCAACGGTAAACAGTTCATTCCCACCAAATTGACCCGACAGGGCTAAGCGGGCTCCGATAATTGCCGACTTGAGTGAAATGCCCTGCTTTAATCCACTATTGATGATTTCTTTGAGCTGCTTTTTACTGACTCCGTACTTGCCGTATTTTTTATACAACTGCTCAATGGCTTTTTCTTTTTTACTTTTCATTGGTTTAGTCCTCCTGCTCCGGATCGAGTAATTCAGACAATATGACCACAAGAAGGCTTGCTGGATCAAAAGATAAGATATCGACATGCTCATTACCGACCCGTATTTTTCCACTGTTCCTATCGTATGAGACAAGGTAATCGTTAAAGGTAAAGTAACCAAATTCGACCTCTTGTCCGTCTTCGTCCTTAAGCATAATTTCGGATCGATCATTAATTCTTTTGACCAACTTTGTAAACCATGGAATCCCATTAGTCAAATGATCTTCGAAAACACTAACGATGAAATAACCAAAGTCTTCATCTGGATATAAAAAGTAGTCATCGCCATACTTACCATAGGCGTCCCAACAGTACAGCTCAAGTTCTGGCACCATAGGATAGATTCCATAGTTTTGAATCGACTTAATAAGCTCCTCCGCACCTTCTTGTTGCTCAGTCCCATTAAATTCTTTTCCCAGCGCTCTTTGTAAAGCGGTCAAAATTTCCTTTTTGTTTTCTTTTACAAGTTCCATATTTATTGCTCCTTTTTCATATTTTGGGATGTCAATTTCTTTGACATCTGAATAATTCTTTATCCTTCAACCTTGTCACGCTGTTGTGACGAGGTTGTGTGCTTCCTGTAAATCTGTTCACTAATGGAAACGCCCAAATGAAATTTTTCATTAATCCCCATTAACTCAACGGTATCACTCAGTATCCTTTCTCGGTCAACAAGCATCTCTGGTGTCATTTCCCCTTTTTTGACCATTTTAGGATAACCGTAACGGTTTGAGACGGCTTTGTTCGCTATGGTGTTAGCCTTCATAAAATCCTGTTTGCGAGGCTTTCTGACAGATTCAATTGATTCTTGAAGATTTGACATCATCTCTTTTTGGTGCTCTTTGTCGAGCATCCGAAATACTTGAAAACCTTCAATCCCGGTAGATTGCCGGAGTGCTTTTAAAACTGCTTTAACCCACTCCTTGAAGTCCTTCGCCTCTGTTTTATGGCTATTAAATATTGCCTCATATAAACCGACCTCTGAAATGATGGCCATTTTTTGTTTGCCACCAGGGGTGTCCATAAAGTGGACGTCCTTATCTTTGGGGTCTATTAGTCTAAGCATATGCGGCGTGTGACTATATCCAAGTGCCTCCGCAACATCCTTTGCAACCGCCCACCATTCTCTTTCCTTTTCAACAAAGCGGATTTTGTGGCCGTTCCAAATTTCTGTTTTCATTTTAGTTTCACCTCCTTTCCACACATAGAAAATATGCTTTACATCTTAAGTCGTAAATAATTCTTACTATCAGGCTTCTAAAATTTCTATTCTAGAAGATCAAATTCTTTGAATAGATCTCCCGGCTTCACACCAAGAGCTTGAGAAATCGCCACAACATCACAAGGCTTAATAATTTTACGCCCATTGAGCATCGCGTTAAGCTCTCTTGGGCTTAGGTTTGCTTTTTGCGCAACGGCCCGCTGCTTCAGCCCCTTTTCATCGATGATCCTATTAATTGCCGAAGGCAATTTTGAATTGTAGTCTTCAATTTGCATTTTCTCACCTCTTTCAATATTCATTTTGCAAACTTTAAACTCATTATAGTCTCATATCGCATACTTGTCAAGCGTATTGATAAAAAAAGTTTTCGATACGCGTTTTTTCATCTTGATTTACGGATATTTCGATGCTATAATGCAAACATAGAGAGGTGACAGTAATGGCATTTAAGGATAGAATGAAAGAAGCTAGGTTAAAAAAACATTTAACACAGGAACAGCTTTCCAAAAAGATTGGAGTGGCGAAATCTACTTTAGCAGGTTATGAGGGCGGGAATCGCGAACCAAGTATGTTAACTGTATCTAAAATAATGGACGCTTTAGAAGTTGATGCTAATTTTTTATGGCAGGATGAAATGGAAAATAATTTTCCTGAAAAGGTTTCATACGATGAGTTAGAGATCATCGAAAAATATCGTTTACTTGACAATTACGGAAAAGAAACTATCGGGTATCTTCTGAATCGGGAGCTCGATCGACAAACGCAGATTAATCACTACCATAATGGTGCAGATGATCATTCAACGAGCAACCACTGCAATTCTACGTCCGAAAACGCATCAGACAACGTCATCTTTATCGACACGTACACTCAATCGGCTTCGGCTGGCACGGGGCAGTATCTTGAAGATGACAGTTTTCAAAAATTAGGCTATCCCGCCAATCGGGTCCCGGCAAACACTGATTTTGCCGTTCCTGTAGCGGGGGACTCTATGGAGCCCGAATATTCGGATGGCGATATTGTTTTCGTTGAAAGATCGGAAGACGTCGCCTTTGGCGATATCGGATTGTTTGTCCTTAACGGTGAGGGCTTTATTAAGATGTGTGATCCTAAAGGCTTAGTATCTTTAAATCCAGCTTATTCGCCCATAAAAATTAACGATGACTGCTCGTTTAAGACAATTGGAAAAATTTTAGGAAAATTATAAAACAATAAAAAAAAACGCCCCCGTGCGCTAACACAGAGGCGATGACATAGATTCCCGGGGTAGTCGGTACACTAAGTCACTCAACAAACTTATTGTACCACATTATCCCGGTATTTTCCATATACCGGGCATTTTTATGCCCAAAATTCTTAAATTGAAGGAGGTACAATATGAGATTACCCAACGGTTTTGGAACCGTGTACAAGATGAAAGGAAGCCGTCGAAGGCCGTGGATCGCAAGAAAGACTTTAGGATTCACCAACACCGGGAAACAAAAGTGGTTTACCATCGGCACCTATGAGACAAAGAAAGAGGCTATGTGTGCGTTGGTCAAATTTAATGAAAATCCTTATGATGTGAAACAGAACAAATTAACCTTTGAAGACCTTTATAATCGCTTTAAAACTGAAAGTGTAGATAAGCTTTCCAAGAGCGCACAAAACGGATATAACGCCGCATTTAAGCACTGCTCTCCTATCCATAAGAAAATTTTTGCTGAGCTTAAGTCCAGTGACCTTCAGAGGATTGTGGATACGTGTGACAGATCCTACGAAACTAAACGGAAGATAAAGGTTTTATTAAAAGGTGTCTATAAGTATGCGATGAAGAATGACATCGTTGCAAAAGATTATTCAGAGTTTATCGAGCTTGGGAAACGCGAAACGACCATCGAGCGCAAGCCATTTACCGACGCAGAGATCAAACGGCTCTTTGACGTTGAACCTGAAATTTCAATGGTTGATACAATCTTAATTTTAATCTACACCGGTTTTCGGATTAGTGAGCTGCTGGATATAAAAACCGAAAACGTGAACCTGGAGGGCGGCACGCTCACTGGTGGGCTAAAAACAGAGGCCGGTAAAAACAGAATCGTGCCGATCAGTCACAAGATCCTGCCTCTGATTGAAAAACGCTATAACCCAGATAATAAGTTTCTAATCACCAACCGACTGGGCCGACAAATGAAATACAGTAACTATGTCCGCGAATATTTTGAACCAATCATGGAGCAATTAGACATGGATCATAAAACACACGACTGTCGGCATACGTGGTTCACACTGATGGATAAAGCCGGAGCGAACAAAGTTGCGATTAAAAAAATCGGAGGTCACGCCTCCTACCAAACCTCTGAGAAAGTCTATACACACAAAGATATTGAAGACCTTAAAGAAGCCATTGAGCTTTTATAG